CACCGGAGTTATTGTTTACAGGCGAAAACATCAGCCGCATGCCCTTAAAGTACGTCTTGGGCATAATGAATTGCAGCGGCGTCGAAAGCACGTAGGCGTTTGCGATGCCAGAATCGGAATAATAGACACCGCCGGATGCATAGCGACCCAGCGCCTCGCCGAGAATATCGCCAAGAATTTCGCTTTCCGACGCGCCGGCGCTGCGGACGCCGCGGCGCAAATTGTCGACGATAAAGTTAAGCCATTGCTCGTCGATCGCTGTGCCGCCGGATCCGTCCGCGCTGCATTGACCGAACCACGTATCGACGACCTTGCCGGTCGCGAGTGGATCAGGCCGTGTCGTAACCTCGCCGGTCGTCGGATAGTGGCCAGGTCCGAAAATGTTCGTGGTCATGTTGCGGGATCCTCGAATATGTAAACGGCTTTGACGTGCGCGGGCTTAAACCGCTCGATAAGACACTGCAGAGCTTCGGCGTTTGGCGGACACTCTGCGGCGATCGCGGATCCTGCTCGAGCAGCACCGGAGCGCGCGGCTTTGACTTTCGGCGCGACATAAGACGGGCTCGCGGCGAGATCTATCGAGACGTAAATCGTATTCGCTGCGCAGCCGCAGGTTTTGGCGCAGCCCGCATGAGCGCAGCCGGCGCGCGCGGCTTTCGTCGGGTCGCAATCGGCGCAGGCAATAACCCAGCCGCGAGAGATCGCGAGCGACGTCAGATATTCGCAATTGCTGCCGCCGACGGCTGTTACTTTCGCGCAGAGCGAATTCCAGGGATCGCACGGATCCGGAAAGCCGTATTCCTGCCACCACTCAATGCGGAGCTCGTTCACGGTCGAACAAAACATTTCGTCGAGCAAAGTGCATGCGCGTTGGTGCAGGTACTCGAGGACCTCGGCGAAGGCGAGCCAGAATTGCTGCAATACCGTCAGGCGCTCAAAACTCGGCTCGGCGCCAAGCGGCGTAATGTCGGCCTCGAATGTTCCGACCTGGCTGTTAGCGTCGCCGTAAATCGTATCGCCGACAGACTGCGCGTTCTGCCAGGCGCGACCGCGCGGCAACATCTTAAGGACCTGCTGCCAGAGCTCGTATTTCGTCGGACAGCGGAACGGATCGTCGATCGAAGTGCAATATGGTCTCATGCGAACGTTACCTCGCCGAGAACCGGGATTGAGCCGGCGTCGATCGCAACGTCTCCGGCAGGCGCTGTCAGGTTGTCGTGATCCTCGCCCGTCGCGATCGAAATCGCCTCAATCAGCTTCGACCGATAGAGCGTATAAGGTTCTGTGAGCGTCGAGACGCGCGCTTGCCGACGGAAAAGATCTCGGAGCTCGGCAATGACCGCGTTTCTAACGGCTGTCGTGTCCGGCGAGACGCTTAGCGTTATATCGATCGGCACGGCTTCGGGCTTGGCGACGGAAACGATCGCGCCGGCTGGCCGCAGCACGTCGATATATGTTGCGACCGCAGCGACGTCGGAGTCGAGCGGGATCCCGTTCTCGTATGTGTCGTCCATCAGAAACCAGACGCCGACGCTCGTTCGGTTGTTGGTCGCCGTGACGGGATCGACAAAAACGCGCGTGACGCCGTTAACTTCCCGAGCCCAGGCGATATAATCATGCGCTGCGCCGCCGTGTGGCGGCATGCGCTTTCGGAACAGCACGCGCTGGCGCAGGCTTTCGTAAGACTCGATATCGGCGCCGAGGCCGATTCCGGCAGACGCGACGGCGCCGACGACGTTCATTCGATCGACAAGAGCTGTCAGCGTCACGGCGACGCCTGGCGCGGCGTTGCCGCCCTTTCCCGCGACCTGAGCTCTAACCTGCAGCGTGATATTGCCGGAACCGTCGGTCGTCCCCGAGCTCGTCACATCGTAAAGCACGCCGTCGGCGCGGCGACAGACCAGGCCTGCCGGGACAGCGACGTTAGGATCGCCGGTCAACACGATTGAACCTTGCGCGAACGTCGCCGGCAGCCGCGCCATGCCGTACTCGAGCGCATGGCGTTCCAAAAACGGTCCGTCGGCCGTCGAAACAAATATCTGCTGGCGAATGTAGTCGAGGAACGCGAACGGCTCCCAGATCGCGCCGGCGATAACCTTTGCGGCAACGGAAACATTATTCGGCCAGAGCTTCGCGTCCGACCCCTTGAGGTTGACGCGGAAGGCGTTAGCCGTGCGCTGAACGAGCGCCGGCAGATCCGGAATCAGGAATGGCATTAATTCAAGCCTCTATGCGAAAACCGTATCGCCGTAATTCATGCGCGCGCCGTTCTGCGACTGCTGCCAGAGCACGCCGAATTTTTGCGAATAGGTTTTTTCCCCCGTTCGGCTGTAGTGCTCGACCGAAATAAACAACGCGGACATTTGTCGATCGACCCAAGTCTCGATCTTCGTCGACGCGACGGCCCCCTGCTCGACGAGCGTTGCTAGGCTCTCTTGCGCATAGTCCTTTGCGTGCGCCGCCGTCTGGTCGGTCAGGACGGCCCGCTCGAGCAGCCAGAGACGAGAGCCGATCGGCTTCGTCGGCTCGCCGTCGATCGGCACGCTATCGCCCCACCAGCCGCGCCGATCGCCATCGTTCGCCGGCAGCACGTCGTCAGGGCGCGCCGGCGCGTCGGTAAAGAGGCTTAGCAGCGTTGCCGTATGCAGCGCCGCCTCAGCGCGCAGGCCTCCGAGGCTTTCGACCTGGTCGCCATCGCGCGCGAGGATCCAATCGCCATAACCGCCGGCGGCGTCCGTCCGCTGATACCAAATGGTATCCCAGAGCAGCTGCGGCTGCGGTTCGCAGGCCTCAGTGTCGCGAATTCTGATTTCCATTATTCGTCCACCGATTCAGTAGCGCCCGATATCAGGTGCGCGCCGCATGCCGTCGCGTCCCCATGACGTGCAACCCAGCGCCCCTCGCATTTCAACGCTGAGGAATGTTCGACAATTGGGTTAGGTCCGTGGATCGGACAGTCGAGAATGTCGTCCTGGCGAGCGATCAACGCGCCCTCGGCCATCGATTCCGACGCGCTGGTGATGATCGCGCCGCCATGTGTCGAGGTATCGCCGAGCCGTGCAATGAGCGCCATAGCTTCACGCCGGCGGGTTGATGTGGACGATCCCGCCGCTGGCCGACTTTAGGATGATATTTCCATCCTTATCGTGCGTGATCGTTTGACCCTTCGAACCGTAAGTAACTGTTTCGCCCTCGGCCTTGTTCTTAATGCGGTCGTCGGGATGCTCGAGGTTCAACACAAAAGCCTGGTCCGGCCGGCCGCCAGCGAGGAAAATATGTCCGATCGCACCCTTGCGCGGGTAGCCGGTTAAGCCGTGCGCCTGGCCCCGCATTGAGATTTTAAAAATTTCGTCGGCGAGACCCTGCATTGTGACGATCTGAGACTCGCCTTTGTCGTCAACCTCGAGAACCTCGACGCGGCGGATCATACCCCGGCCGGCGTGCGCATCAGCGTGAAACATTTATTCCCTCATTCCAGCTTGAATCGGAACCCTTGCCGGATTTGCCTTGCCCACGATAATTCCGCGGGTCGACCAGGTTGAGCTTTGCGGTCGTGCCGTTCCCGTCTTCTTCCTGCTCGAGGACGATGCTCTCGATCAGCATGTCCTGCTCGAGGTGCATCAGGATCGGCGAGGAAACAAAAATCAGGGTGTTCGGCGTCCAGAGCTTGCCGGCAGCGTCACGCCAGCCTTGCGTCGTTATCTGCGCCTTGATGCAGGCGCCGGCCGAGCGTTCCTTTTCGTGATTGGCACGATTGCGGGCGCGCTTGTTATCGCAGTCGCCCTCGTGAACGATCAATTTCGGGCGGTATCGTTTAACGCCCGAGTCGTGGGCTTGCTCCTTGATGCGCAGATTATGGTCGCCGTGGCCGTGCCGGTTCTGGCCCTTGATCGTATATTCCGAATGGCGCGAGCCGTCCGTTAGGTCGACGCTCCAATTTCGAATATTTACGCCCTCGACGAGCGCGCCGGCGGCACGTTCCGCAACAGAGGCGTTTGTTACCTCGATCCCGCCGTCTGGCGTTCCCATTTGCGTTGCGCCCTGCGGCCTGAGAGCACGCTCGAGATACTCAAATCCCGTCTCGCCTTGCATAATCTGCTGGTAGGGAACCGACTCGAGGCCGACCTTGTCGGTTATCGGAAACCCATACGGATTGAATTCGTTCGCGAAATCGACGGGCGATTTGTCTTCGCCATAACCGGTCGGATGTATAGCCGAGCAGTCGACCCAATCCTGCGATTTCGAGCGGCCTTTGATCGAGATTTCATGCGCCTTTGCGGCACCACTTGCCGAATAGGCGTTGACATAACCGACCAGGAAAAGGTCGCCGCTCGCGAGAACCGTTACCGGTGTCCCAGGCGGAAAAGCAAACTGGCCAGGCCGTTCAGTCGTTTCGAAATCGAATTTACGGCATGCCTCGTTGATCGCCGCCCCTAATTTGACTCTCGACCAGGCGCGATAAAGCATTCCGCCGGCAAGCAGCGTGACGAGCTCCGTTCCCATTTTTTGAAATCAGTCCGAGAGAGCTTCAAATTCGAGCGGCATAAAGCTCGGATGCTTGACGCTGTTCCTCGAGGCGAGCTCAGTCGCGCGATCGGCCGTCCCGTAAAGGCGCTGAGACCACCAAAGCGACGGCATGTTTTTCGGCGCAGACACCTGAACGACAGGCGCCAGGTCCGCGACCATCCTCGAGAGATAGTCGGCGACGTTGCCAGATAGCTTTTGCACGGCGACATAAAGATCGTAATCGCCATAGGCCGAGATCCGCTCGAGCTCGTTCCCGAATACCTCGGCAGCATCGGCCCGCGCCTGGATCGCCTCGCGGCGATCGGCGAAAGTTCGGTTTACGATCGAGTTCGCAAGCGCCGTCAGCGCGAGAATGCGGAGCGTCGTTCGCAGCAAAGCAATGTTTTTGGCCAGCTGTTGCCGGCTTGGCGTAATCCCAGCGCTTGAAACCTCGATGAAATTCGTAAGCGGCAGCATAACCTTGGCGAGCAGTTCCGGGTCGATCGCGGTCGTTGCCGTCTCAAAAACGGCGCCAAGCCGCGTAACGATATCGCCGGCCGTTGAAATGGCTTGCTGCGCGACGAATGAAGTTCCGCCGTAATAGTCGCCCCGTTCGCCCGTCGAAACCAGCGTCGGCGCGTCGGAATAAATGTCGCCGACTTGCTGCAACAGCGTCGGCAACGTTTCTGGCGAAACTGTCGTCGAGCGGAATGCGCTGTCAAGCTGTCCGGCTATGCTGCGGAGCTCGTCGGCGCTCTCGTCGGCGACATAGCTTGCATAATCGAGCGTCGAGAAACCGCCTCGGAAGAAATCCGAGAGAATGTCGATAATACCGCCGATTGCGGTCTCGATCAGCCGGCCGAGATAAGCGATCGGAAACGGCGCGGCGCCGGATCCATCGCGGACGAACGACAGCGAAAAAGCGATGTAGCCGAGCTTATCCTTATGGAAATCCCGGCTGCATTTTTCACAATGCGCGAGCAGCGAAGCAATCGGCAGATTGAGCGTCGCGGCGCCGCCAGCTTCGCATGCGGCCCGGAGCGCGCTCTCGGCGCCGTCCGCATTATCGCCGACGACATAGGCCGTAACATCGATCTTATTCGCCGATCGGCCGAGGTCCTCGACGTATGGCGTATCGCGGAGCGGGAATTCGTGCACGACCAGGCGTCGCCCGGTTTCCAGCTTGTCCGATTCGACGAAAAACGAAACGCCGCGGTAAGAGGCGCGGCGCAGCGTTCGCGGCCAGTCTCTAAAGGTTCCCATTAGCGGACGTGCCCATAACTCTTGTCGGTGTCGCTCATGCTGCGGCCCGTGTTCAGCGGCACCTCAGCGCGGCCGTCTGTCGTCGTCTGTTTCGTAACCTGGCCGTTGCCGTCGACTTTGATCGTCGCCTCGAGCTTTGTCCGGACTTCGGCGGATCCCGTCACATTGATTTGCTGCGCGTGTAGGTCGAGCAGCTGCAGCGGCGTTTTCGCTCCGCCGCCACCGAACGGACTAAACCTTTCTTCGTGCGATTTTCCGGCCATCCAGTCTTGGAAGCGAGCCAAAACGCCACCGTGCGTCCGAATTTGCAACTGATTGTCGAACGCACCCTGATTCAGATTTTCTGCGCCCTTGACGATCAGATTTTTCGCCCAGGCGGGCAGCATGTCATTAAGGACCAAATCTACAACAAAACTGATCTTGTCGGGCGCCTTCTGCAGCTTGTCCCAATTTTTCCAGACGTCATAAAGCAGATACGCGCCGGCGATCGTTATAACGATCGGGCTGCCAGCGATCGCAGCGAGCAGACTGAGCGAGCTCGCAATGCCGCTGATGATATAGCCGAGAGGCGCCAAGGCAGCGACGCCGGCGAACACATAGAACAGGCCCCGCAACGTTTCTGGATCGATTTTTTGGGCCGAGTCGAACATATCGGCGATAGACTTGAAAACGCTTTCCATGTCGCCGCGAATCCCAGCGCCAGCGACAGAATTCATAAGGTTATCAATTGCGGTTTGAGCGCGAGAAAACT